AGCATCTTGGAATGATGTGTAAATGGCTGTTGTGTTAAAGGATAGGTAACGAGTCCAGTAGTAATCATCACTATTCAATCCGGCAGGTAATGTACCTTCACTTCCAACCTTTGTTTTTATGAATCGACCGGAAAATGATGTTGAATGGGTGAATGTATTATCAGTACTATTCGGTGTAACCACTTGTCTATATGAGGCTAACTGTACGCCTGAATTACCACCTTCTTTACCGTTATCAAAGAATCTTGATCCGTTAATGTTGGTGCCTCTACAGTTCTGAAAAACCAAGCCGTTGATCTCATTTTGGTCAATGGTTGACTCACCAAAGGTTATATTACTGCATAAGTTGAAAAAACCACCGCTGCCAGAATCTTGAACTTGAGGTCTTGAGTTGCTGAATATAAAGTTCCCGCTAGCAAATGCGTTTACACCTAACCCCCCAGAAAAGTCACTACCCAGTACGCTTTTTCCAGAGCCCAAATGAGAATCATTAATCCAAAAATCCGCTGAATTTTCACATTTAAAAGCGTATTTATTAAACTGGTAGTTACATAGGTTGTAGAAGAACTCCCCGTTAAACTTCAAGTCGTTAGCTTGTTCATAACCTCTAACCCAATGCTGATCGAAAGCCAGTTGTTTTATTAGAGGATCTACGATGTAACCAGTGGCGTTAGGGTAGTTGGGGTAATCGCCTACCAAGTCCAATCCATCGAATTGAGTAACGTACCCGCAAAATAAATTTGAGCCGGGTTTAGGGTTTACAATTCTCACACATGCATCATCGTTTTTTGAGTACACAGATCCTGCCATCTGCCTAGACTCAAGGGTGTTTGATGATCCAATAACGCTACCTCTTGGTGCTCTCCAAGTTGTAAATGGCGATTTAAGAAGTGGAGTGGATTTCTCCACTAAATACGGCCTATTGAGAAAATCAACAAAACCAATGCCTTTTTCTACTGCAAAGGTGTCACAAGCTTCGATTGCTGATGAATTGTCTGTTCCGGTTCTTAGCAATACATTGCAGTCACCAATACCCCCGGCTTGCTCTACCTTTATCGAATTTGAATGGATTAACTCAAGATAAAGCCCGTTAGCCGCTTGGTGGTTTATTGTTCCTAGATGACCAGGATTCTGATTGGTAACCTTGTATTTTAGGTCATCAACTAGATCGCCATTATCGTGATATCTGTTACACGCGATAGTCTGACCTAAAACTATATCCTTAGCTTTTGCTAACTCTATGCTATCAAAAACAAGATCAGTAAGTTCTGTGATTTTTTGCTCAACATGTTTATGTGAGGCGACAGTCTTGTTTGGATCGACAATAAAATTAACAACTTCAGAGTCTTGAGCATCAATCATAACGTTTATCGTCATGTCGATATTTACTTCGGGCTGATTGGTTTTAAATCTTGGCGGAATTGCCGCAATAAAAATAAGATCGCCCTCACTATCGAACACGCCAACTTCACGAACCCAAAAGGGACCAGACTCGCCAGGGACAATAAGTTCAACGTTAACCATTGAGTTAATGTTTTTAATTTCGGTCACTGAGTTTGGCGCTGACTCGTAAACGGTATTTTTAAGATCGACCTCTAAACCTGTCGGCTCGTATTCATAGCCTGTTGAATCTCCGATCTTAACGTTTGCAATATTAAGTGTAGAACCCAATAAAGCGGCGTTTCTAATCTTGTTCAATCCAAGCTCTGTTACTTTTGTTCTGTAATTAATCGCGCTCATTCTTTGTTTTCTCTAACTGAAATTGATTCGACAACGTTAACTGCCGCCCCAACTGATAATTTTGAATTCGTTACGACTAGTGCGTTACCTAGCGGGGTTGTTGCTACTCTCTCCCCGATTACACTAGCTGCTATCTTTTGCACACCTAAACGTGAGGAAGAGGACACACTAAAGCTGTCTAAGTGAAGCGTTCCGCGCTTGCTGGCGTTAACAACTCTTCGCATCTCCTGATAGAGCGAATCTGTTATAGGCACATCGTTCGCCTTTATTCTTATCTTGAATTTGCCCTTTGGTATGCTCGGATCGTCGTATCTGTATTTTATTTCCGCGTTATGACCTAGCGCGTCTATCGAGTCCTGCATTGATTTTGTAGTGCCTTTCATGCGGTGGATATCAAGCGAGTTTTCGCAAACCTTTCGCTTAACACTTTCAGGCCATGAGTCGTTCCACTCATCAACAGATAAAGCCCACGCCAAATAAATAAGCAACTCTTCAGGGCACAACTTAGGATTCCATAAAACTCTATGAATCGTACCTAGATCGTAACGCTCACCAAGCGATTCTAGCTTTCTTTCTAGATCGCTGGTGGTAACTGGTAATAGGGACATCAAACAACCTCATAAGTTAGGTTTATTGACTCGCACACCGGGTATTCATTGGGTAAGCACTCGATATCAGACCAAGCCCCTAAATCAACACGAACCACACCAGGCATAACTAGGCATTCTTTTATCCAACTATCGGAAACCATGACAGGATCGGATTGACTAGCCCTTACGACTGTTCGCTTTGCCACGTATTCGTCAAGATACCCTTTCCCCTCAAGCTCTATGATTGACACGCCAGCGCCTCGCTCACACTTAACAACACCGGATATTGAGTAGGGCTTGGGTGTAGCTCTAACTGCCTTGAACTCGTCACCACCAGGCACAAAGTTTACAAGGTACTCTTCGATCGCTTCTTTTATTTCAAGCTCGCTTTCGTCGTCAGAAATAAAGTAAGCATCCATAACCATAGGTTCAGGCGAGTAACAACCAACTTTTGATTTATCAATTAGGTGGTGCGCCCTGCTAGCGTGAAAGTTATAACTTTGAATGGTGCCGGCACTAGTAAGCCCCTCCGGCGACTCTTGCAGGGCTAGCCTGTATTCGTCGTCAGATTCACCCGGCTTTCTAAGTATTTTTGATCCGTCAGAATTTCGGTAATAAGTTTCACCGATAAAATCAAGATCCTGACCAGTAGCGAACGCCAACAATAGTGACTTGGCGTTTGAGTCTTCCTGTCTTAGTCGGTATGACTCTCGCAATGACCAGCCGCGATAAATTCTACCTTCAGGATTTGCAGCGGAGGTATTTTCCCCGCCTATCTCCTTTAGTATTTCCTCTGGTGTTTTTTGCTTAATGATGTCGACAGCCGGAAGCTGATCGAGTCTAATCTCACTCATAAGTAAGCCCTTTTAACTCCACGTTTTGACCGTTAAAAACACAGCGAACAGAAATAAGGGTTTTATTACCCTCAGTCGATATGGATACGGTTTTTAATTTACCGTCTAACAGGTCGTTTTCTGGCTCTTCAAATGCTTCAAGTATTCTTTCGTAAACGGACATTTGAAAGTCTTCGTCAACGTTCCTATCTATCATTTCACCCAGCCTTGAGCCGTAAGCCCTAGCGGTAGGTATTGAGCCCTTTTCAATTCTGAACGCGTCAGAAACTCTCTGTTTAAAATAATCTAGGCCGGATATCTCCAGCCCTTCACTATTCATTCCGCTTTTCATCGTGGCCCCTTTGTTGGTCTACCTTCAGCGTCTAGGTGTGTGTGACTGTATGAGCTAATGCCATTCACAATAACGTCTCCGCCGTTAATCTTAAGCGTTCCGTTCATTGTCGACACGGCGCCAGATCTAGAAGCTCCGCCAGTAACAAACCCGCTAGACATAGAAACAACACCGATTAACTGAGACGTAGAAAGAACGGCTAATTCAGCCTGAACCTCTAACGTTTCGCTGATAATCATGGGCCCGTAGTGATTCCACGATCCTGTTGAGTTAATTTCTGGGGCTGTGACGTTTACTTTGGCGTTAGTCTTGATGTCCAATACGCCTGTTTTGCGATTGTGTTTCACCACGCCACCGTCACCGAAGTTAATAACCATCTCGTCAGGGTTTCGACTTGGTGGAGGGTTAGCGCTAGTGTAAGATCCTGGCGTTACCTCTCCGCCGTCAATATCACTTACCGTTACACCTTCACCGATATCAGGGAACCACCACAAGCAAGCGGAGCCAGAGCGAACAGGCTTAACCTCAAGCCAGTCTGACGTTTGATTATCACCGAAAGCAACCTTTACACAGCCGCCAGCACCCATATTCGGGTTTATTTCCTTAACAACGCCTCTTATACCTTTTCGGTTTATCGCCCTCTCAACGGCGTTAAGGCGCTTTAATATCGAATCGTTCCACATATAATTCCTGATCCCAAGTTAGCCCGCGAAAGTAGTTCTTATCATCCTCACCCATAGGCGCGTTAGATAGATTTTCCGGAGGTCTAGCGGTGCAATCGAACGAGTTGTCGCTATCAACCTCTTGAATGTGCATTGAGATTTCAGTTGCGATCAGCTCAGCATTTAACTCTGCAAGA